ACCCGAATCTTGCGCAGCATGGCTCGCCTCAGCCTCCACCCATCGTAGTGAACTCAGGATGCCGCAGCCTTCGGCCGGTGCATTTTTGGAGCCAGCCGCCATAAAGGTCGCGACTGCTCAGCCGTCCGCGGATGTGATGCAGAACCAGGCCGTCGCCGATATAGACGCCCACATGGTTCAGCCCCGGGCCGCTGATGCTCATCAGCAGCGCATCACCCACCTCCAGCTCATCCTCATCGTCCAGCTCGCTGAATCCTGCAGCCTTCCAGCAGTCGTCAAACATCGGCGCCATCTCAAAGTCCTGCGGCGTCAGCGGCCGTTCCCAATCCGGCAGCTGCAGGCCATGCTCGCCCCACCAGTCGCGCGCCAGTGTCCAGCAGTCGGTGACAGCCCATGCCCATTCGCGGCCGATCAGCGGCGCCTTGTAGCCCGATGGCTTGCAGCCGCCCCATGCCTCGGTCTTCGGATTCACGATGTGCCACGCCAGTCCGCTGTTCTCGCACGCCACAAGGTCTGGACCGCTGGGTATGGGCGGCGTAACTGGGTGGCTATGGAACACCGCGATGATCTCTCCGGCGTCCTCTGCGGTGGCATAGTCGTTCGGAGACAGGATGAACTGGTCGGAGCCGGTGCAAAGGTTCTGGCAGGGCCAGTAACGCCGGCGGCCCTTAATGACCACCACCAGGCCGCAGGCTTCGCGGGGGTCCTCGGCCTTTGCGTGCTCAAGTGCTGCGTCGCGCCAGCTCATGTGAAGTAAGTCCCGACGCCTGGGAACGATCCAAATGGAAGCTCGGCAGTCGTCCCGAACCTGCGCTGACAACTGCTCAGCCGTTTGCCGCATACATCAGCACCGGCCGTTGGCACCGGACTGTCGTTCTCATCGAAATAAGTGCTGGCGGTATAGCTGCACTCGGTTGAGCGGTAGATCCACTGACAGATGCTGGCGATGCACTGACGCTTAGGCGCACGCACACCAGCTAAGTCGAACGCGGCAGCCAACTCGAACTCCACCACGTCGCGGGTTTCAACAGTCTTGCGATCGATGTAATAGATCTCACGCGGGAACTCAGCCGTGGGATCAGGACTGCCGTAGGGATTCGTACCACCGGGGAAATTGGCGCCGTCGATGTAGCGCGCCAGGGTTCGAATGCGCGTCAGCTTTGCGCCTTCCAACCCATCAGGCAGATTCAATAACAGGGTTGTGATCGTGCCGAGGATGTTGCTGCATTTGATCCTAGGTCGTGGCAACTGACCATTGCCGCTGTACTCAAAACCTTCGGCCTCGATGGGGAAACGATCGTAGCTGTTGGCATTCCAAACAAGTTGACCGTTGTTCGCCAGACTTGTACCTGCGTGAAAGCGGTAAAGATCGTTGGTGCTGTGCTGCGTGGTGTTCAACTCCAGCTCGAACAACTCAATGACGGCACTGGGAGCAATCGCCTGAAGATCAGAAACAGGAACCGTCACGGCTCAAACACCTCGCGGAAGGTGGCGCGGATCTGATTGTTGTTGCAGTTGCTGAGCGTGGTTTGCCACTCCTCGCAAACATATTTACCTGCGCTGCCGCGGGGCGGCGTCCAGTCAAATGATTCGACTCCACCGCGCGCATCCAAAAATGCTGTGATGTTGTCGCGCTCGGTGTCGGTGCGGTTAGAGAACTGGAGCGTCCACTCTTTTGGGTCAGTATGGAGGCCAAAGCGGATCCGCTGCTCATAGCCGTCGCCTGCCTGAAACTTTCGCGCCCGCGGTTTGCTGGCCTCGGTCGCTTCAAAACTTGGGGTATAGGTGAAGGTTGCCATGAGTTACGCCATCAACAGGCCGCCAGGCCGCTTCTGTTTAATCAATTCTGCCTGCACTGCCTGAGAGATGACGCGACCGAGTTGCTCGCCACGGCCACTGTCACCTTGAACGCTACTGCCACTGGCATCGACGTTGACCACCACGCTGGTATTGCCACCACCGCCGCCCTGCATCGCCACAGGGATGCGCCGGCCATCCGGGAGGGGTACATAAGCCTCGGGCTTGGACCCCTCGCCATAGAGCGCCAGCTGAGGGGAGTTGGCGATGCCTCCCGAGGCGTACTTCTTAAGCGGCACAGGCCCATCGCCGGTCATGATGCCGCCATTTGCAAACTTGAAGCCGGGGAACAAACCGCCAAGTGCTTTCACAATCGGCGCGATGATCGCAGCGCGGATTGCAATGCGCGCCAGGTCCTTCAGAATGCTGGCCGCCAACTCCTTGAAATTAGCCTTGCCAGTGGTGACGAAGGCCGTCAGCTGATCCTCAAGCCCCTGCAAACCGCTAACCACGGCATCGCCGATAGCGCCGCCAAGATCCTTGACGCTGTTGTAATACTCCTGAAGTTTCCCTTTGATGCCTTCGCCGATCGACTCGCTGTCAGCTTTTTGTTTTGCGGTCGCAGCATCAAGCGCTGTAGCGCGCTCGCGCAGCAGGCGGATGTGTTCGGCATAGACTGGATTCGTCTGGGCAATAATGTCCAACTGCAGCAGGTTGATTTCAGCATTCAGTTTTTCTACTTCGGTTAGCTCTGTCTTGCCGCGCACTACCTCAGCAATCTTGGCGTCGTATTCGGCGACGCTGGGCAGGAGATCCTTCAAGCCTTGTAGATAATTTTGATCCGCCAGCGCCACGTTGGCAGCTGACAAACGGTCAATTAAATCCGCAAACGGTTTGACGTCCAATGAGCCACCGGCTGCATTGACTTCACGCGCTAACTCAACCACACTCAACGTAAGCGCCTTAACCTGCCGATCGTTCTCAGTGATCGCTTCGTTGCGATCCAAAAACAGTTGATCGGTAGCCGATGCGCCAACGCCCTCATAGGCCGCCACCACATCTGCAATGCTGTTGCGCAGTTGATCTTGCAGGCCGATTGCCTTTTGCGTCAAGGTGGCGCGCTGCTCAAGCAAGCGCTCCTGTTCAGTGGCTGCGCGCTTAGCCTCAGCAGCTGCTTTGCGAGCTGCTGCTGCCGCTTTTGCATCGGCGCTACTGGTATCAAGCTCCAAGTTGCGGCCACCTGTGCGCCTGCCCGTCCCAGGAGATGGGGCATCGGTAAAGATTTTTTGGAGCTGAGCAAAGTCGCTCTTGGCTTGTTCAACAAAATTACTAATTCTGTTAGCAAATATCTCACCAGCTCCCGCAAAATCTCCCTGCAGTGCCTTGCTGATTGCTTGAAATGCAGCTACTGCATTTTTGATTAGCACATCAATCAGCTTGATGGTGACAAAGATCGCACTGGCAACAAGGCGGATGCCAAGTTTGATAACATCAAACAACGAGGACCAGTCTTGCTCAGTGTTAAAGAGGTCGCCAAACACTTCAAGAATTGACTGCAACGCCGGCAGCAACGCATCGGTCAACTCAAGTCCAAAGCCTTGGGTCTTGATGCCGAACTCGGTAATGGTGTCGTTAAACAGATCAGAGCGGGCAGCAAAGTCCTCGCCCACTTTGTAACTAAACTTCTCCATGCTGGCCGCGCCTTCGTTCAGCAACGGAATTAGATCAGCGCCAGACTTGCCAAACAGTGCTACCGCTGCGGCCGCCTTCTGCGCACCGTCCGGCATGTCGGCAAAACGATCAGCAATCTGCTTCAGCGCTTTATCGGCCGGCACCACCTGGCCATTTGCGTCCTTGACGTTGACACCCAAAGCCTGAAACTTCCGCGCCAGGTCATCGTTGCCCTCGGCCGCTTTGACCAAGTTCACGTTGAGCTTGGTCAGTCCCTTGCCCAAAGTGCCAACGTCCACGTCGGCCAGCTTGGCTGCGTTGCCAATGCCAATCAGCGCATTAGCCGCCACGCCGGTCTTGGCTTGTAGGTTGAACAGTTCATCGCCTGCATCAATCGACTTCTTCACAACCGCGCTCAGGCCTGCCACCAGTGCGCTGCCAGCAATGGCCGCCCCAAAGCCGGCCACTGCGCCCTTAAGGCTGTTGAATCCCAGAGCAGCGTTCTTTGCCTGACCCTGTAGGCCCTGCATGGAATTGCCAAGCCGGCGGATGTTGTTCTCGCCTTGGACGTCAGCCTTGATGCGAAGCATGGCATCCATGTTCATCGCCATGTCAGCTGCTCCTGCTGTTGATCGTGACCATCGCCGCTGCTTCCATCACCTGCAGGTCCTCCAGGAGCTCGCGCTGGTCTTGTACTTCATACATCATAAACAGCCAAGCTAGTGCCCCATAGTCCAACCCCAGCACACCACTCATGGTCGTGCGCCACTGCGTCTGCACTCGCAAGAACATCTCAACCACCGGCCAGTTCTCCTCCCATACCTCAAAGTCATCAGTGCGGGGTTGCTCTGGTAGCTCTACCCCAAGAATGACGGCATCGTCTTGGCTGTCATCTTTGACGCCGCCACCGGCCCAATGCTCGGCGGCCTCTGTCAGTTTTTTCTCTTGGCTCCCTTGATGCTGTCCATGTAGGCCTTCAACACGGCCACCGCCAGGAAGGGCACCTCAAGCAACTGCCCGAGCGCCTTCTGGCTATAGGGAATCTCCTTGCCGTCGTCGCCGGTCACACCCGACCAGCCGACCAGCACATCAGCCGAGATCTCGGTGATGCGCTCCAGCTCACCCAAATCCTCAAGCTTTTGCAACTCGGCCACCATCGGGCCGATCTTGCTCTGTGGCAGGCGCTTGAACTCGCCATCAAATGTTTGCCGCTCATGCCGGCCGCCATCGACAGGGATGTCGAAGGTGACCGGCCAAATGTAGGAATCAGACTGCTTGAGGACGAATGCCACGCGGTTTAGGTGTAAGCAAGGGACAGCTCATCATTGCCCGAGCTGGTCGGCACGGCAATGAAAGGCATATTAAGCATCTGCACGCCGTCCTGATC